AATATATTGGTATTGTGTCTTGTACAACAAGACAATCAAGGGATTTTGGAATGTCAAGCACTATTTCCAGATCATCCCCATTTATTTTTATTTTTTCTCCAATATTTTCAGGAATTTGAGAAATTATATAAGATAAAGAAATTTTGGTCGGTTTATCCTTCAAATTTAAATTTAAAGATGTTGAAACATCAGATTCCCAATTTATGAGAATGTTTTTAAATTTCTCAAAAACATTAGACCCCTCGAAAGAATTTAAATAATCAATTAAAATCGTCTCGTTTTTCTTCTCTAGAGACTGAGAGATTTCTTTAAGATCTTTAAATAAAATATCCATCATAATTGTTGATAATTTTCACATCCAAATGTTACAGACTTAATCTTAAAATCTGTAGAGTCATAATTTAGGGTGAAGCCCTCGACAGCAGTTGGAAATATTTTTTTAAATTGAAACCCCTTGATAAACTCTCCTCGGTTGCTATACTGTTTGACCTGCATATTTCCCTTTAAAGATGCTCCGTTCTCAACCAATCCTTTGATTCCAATGGCAATAGCCCATGGTCTAAAGAAATTATGTTCGATATCAACCTGAGTTTCTAGAAAATTTACTGATATGCCCCTATCAAGAAAATTGCTTCTAGCATTCATACCATATCCCGGCAAAAATCCTCCCATTCCCGACCCGGATTCTAATGCTGAGAAGTTTGAGGATTCATTTGGTAGCTGTAATTCCTGCGCACATAAAATCGTTGCAGAGCGTGTGTAAGACCCCGGATCACCCTTTGCTTGCCATGACTCCCCAGCATCACTTAAAACGCTATTAATGGCCCCTGTGGACACACCATCAATGGTCACTGTCCATAAGACCGGGAGATTGAGAAAATATTTTCTATCTCCCGAAAATGCTGCGTAGAATTCATTGATGTTTGGACCTGCCACAATATTATTTAATTATAAAGCAAAAATTGCAACCATCATAAAAACAGTTGCAATTTAGAAGAATGTTTCCGCTCCTTTACGGTAGAAATTACCGGAGAGAGAAATCCAAACCCAGATTATTAATCATAAGACCATTTATAATCATAGTATGTTTTCATTTTTCTGTTGCGAACATTACGGATGTTATTGTTATTATTACTACCAACAAACTTCGCCGCGTCATTCAAGGATTTCCATCTAAATCTTATTTGGAGAAGTCTTCATACCAATGATACGAAAATGTTGTTGGGATGGTTAAAATTTCTCCGGTTCCATCAGCAATACTATAACCAATTTCACCGATTGTTCTAAGGTTGACACCTACAAGTTTGATTGTCTTAACCGTTTGTAGTCCTTGACCCCCTTCATTACCTTGTCCACAAGGGACTTTGAGAATATCCAGTATCATATAAGATTCTGGTCCCGGCATACACATTTGCCCAGAAGTCGTTTCGTTGTCGAAAGTTCTACGGGACATGAGTTCCAGTTTGGTTCTGAGATCCATTTCCTGATCGGCATAGAATTCAATCGCATAACTTTCCGCTCCCGGATAACTTGATTTTCCGTTGAGGTTGAAGGTTTGTCCCGAATAATTTACCTGTTTATTTTCGATATCTCTTCCGGGCAAGGAAGCAGTCTTAGCAAAGACCAGTTCATTTTCCCCATCGAGACTAATGCCCACTGCGCGAATTTGTCTAACTCGCAGGAAGAAGTCGCGGCTAAATTGTTTTTGAGATGCGATGTTATAAAATGTTTTGATGTCTACGGCCATACCATTATTTAACGCTAGAGCATCCAAAAACTAAATTTCCACAATCATATATCCTTCTATATCCATTTGAATACATTATTTCCTTTTCTGTTCGAGTGTCTCCAACTTTAGATATTTTATGTTTTTGAAAATTCATTCTATGATACATTGTCAAATGTTTCACATAGTAATAATTCGGTGCGGTAATTCGCAATAATTTCATCCCCAATGCTTCGTATAAATTACCATTACTGTATCTGAGATCACAATAAGAAATAAAATCATTGACTTTAGAATTTTTTAGTATTTTACTAGCCCCTCCAACCACTGAGGTATTCATTTTATTACAAAATCGTATCAACTCGTATTCACATTTACCCCTCGTCAATTTTCTTTTACCGAAACACATCAACGATACCAAATCGTCGTTGTAATAAAGACCATATGATCGAGAATATGAACAATGCCCCTGAATATGATTAATATCCAAAAATTTATTAGCATCTCTTGGTTGAACTTCTGAAAATTTACATTTTCTGGCGAAGATCCTATCGGGACTTTTATTCAATTTATTGAGGATTATAGATTTCACTAAATCTTGTTTATATTTCCATTCATGTTCAAATACCGTGATCAGCGTTATTCCTAAATTTTTACATTTTATATATTTTTCTAAATGTCTATGTTTTTTGACTTTTTCGTCGTCTGAATTATTAGGAAATCCGGTCCCAAACGAATGCCAAGTTAGTCCACACAACTCGACGGCGAAGTTATAATCTGGGAGGTATAAATCTAACTCATAACCGCCTAAAATTTGTCTATCATTTTCAATAATATTGACTATCCCAACATCTTTTAAAAATTTAACCAACTCGACTTCCATTTTAGATCTACCGACAGTTATATCCGCAAATCCTCCACATTTAGGGCATTCAGCATCTTTCCATAATCCATTTGTGAATAGTGATATGAAATCATATTCACATATTTTACATGTCAACGACAATCTGCTCATATCGCTCCCCCGTTCTGAAAAATTTCTATCAAACTTATTCACGATATATCTTTCACTTAAATCATGTAACATATTTTCTAATTTATGTTCATACATGGTTTTCTTATCGGCATAAACAGAATACCCTGAAGTTCTATCTCTAAATTTTAAAGGAATTCCTCTATAATCTACTTGAATTGTGTCTATATTGTTTTCGAGACAATATATTCTCTCTGCTAAATTTATAGATTTGATTATCATGAATTCAGTATGTTTAAATATACTACAAGTTAAATCTATTTCGATTGCTGCCCTTGTCAGAGATATTACCGCATTTGACTTACTAGTAAGATCTTTATACGATTCAACACATTTCTGTTTTGATAGTGAGTTGAAATCATTTGATTTATATCTCTCTATAATATTTTTCCATAAGTTATTATTTCTCGTTTCATAATCAAATTTTTTAATTCGTATATCATTTTTCCTATTTTTTCTACTAAAGTCGATGCTATTGACGTATGACTTTTTTATATTTGAAAATTTCAATTTCTGATTGGTTAATGGGCAAAATAATATTTCTCGTATATCATTTAAAATGCAATGATATCGCTCTCGATTAGAGGGGTTATAATTATTTAAAAATGATGTTTCTCTTTCAACCGTCTCTAACAATCCAGAGAATTTTAATTTTCGACCGTTGAAGTCTCCTTTTTCATTTTGATATTTTTTAAGTTCTTCTTTTAAGTTCATAAGTTCTTTAATTTAGCTTCTAAATATAATTTAACACTTGATTATAAAAAATCCAATAAGATTTTTCACTTATTGGATTTTTTAGATTATTATTTAGCGTTTGAATATTCAAAAACCAAATTACCGCAGTCGTATATTCTCCTGTATTCATTTGCATACATAATCTCTTTCTCTGTTCTAGTATCTCCAGCTTCAGATATTTTATGTTTTTGAAAATGTATACGATTTAATAGGTGTATTTTATCCAAGGTGTAATAATAGTTTGGGATCGTTTTTCTAAGCATAGTCATTCCCAACTTTTTATATAAATTTCCATCACTATATCTCAAATCACAATAAGATATAAATTTAATCTTGTTGGAGTGTTTTAAAATTTTACTGGCCCCACCCACTACTGAGGTATTTAATTTATTACAAAACCTTATTAATTCTTCCGAAGCGTCCCCCCTAGTAAGCTTTCTGGTTCCGAAGCACACCAGAAACCAGTTTCGATTTCTCTCAATTCTAATTTTAAATCTGGACTCCCATGATATAATATTTCACCATCATAAAATGATTTGACTAAATTGATAAGACCAATATCCATTTAATTATTTAACTATTTTAGTTGATTTATTGCGACCAATTCACTAAATAACAATATGGGAATAAAATATGACTTAAGTGAAACAGATTTAATAAAAATCAAAGAACATTATGGAAAAATTTCAAATTCGGAATTACTAAAACTGTTGGAATCTGATTATACCAGAGGAATGCTGGTGCACACTGCCAAACAATTAGGAATACGTAAAACCAGAGACGCTATTGTTCGAACTCAGCTTACGGACACTTTTAATAAAATTGTAAAAGTTTTAGACATGATCGAAAATAAACAGGCGGATTCTATAGAACACGCGGCAAAAATTTCAAATATCCACGTTTCAACTTTTTTCAAGAGTATTGAGAAATATCCAGCATTATTGGAAAGATTTAATAATGTAAAATGGAATGAGGTATTCAATTTGACTTGTAATATGTGTGGCTCCTCATTAACTTTCGATAATTATAGAAGATTCGACAATATTACTTGTTCGAAGGGTGCAAACAAATTCCGATTTCGTAGATGTGACAATTGCTATAGTATACAAAACAAAAGCTATAGAAAAAATGTTACTTTTAATAATAAAATTTCTAGAATAATTGCTGCTGCTAAAACTCGCTCCGATAAGAAAAATATACCATTTTCAATCACAAAAACAGATATATTAGAAATGTGGGAAGTCCAAAACCATAAATGTTTCTACACCAACGAAATTATGACACACATTGGGGGTAAACCAAATATGGTATCCATTGATAGATTGAATAGTAATCTAGGATATACCATAGACAATATTTGTTTAGCATCTTGGGAGATTAACAGAATGAAATCCGATATCGATTATGACAGATTTGTATCAATTTGCGATACCATATCAAATAATTTAAAAAATGTTTAATATTACAAAATTTCAGAAAAGACTGCATCAGTTCGAGTGCTTGCAAATTCCACGACAATAAATTCACACGTTCTAGTCGGTTTGATCAAAATTGTGGCTCTAAGTTCATTATTATCGATAACTTCGGGAGTATTTACCCTACCATCACAAATAATTTCATAATCATATAGACCACCATTTTGTTTAGCATATTCGAAAATAGGAGTTAGAGTATTTTTGAATCTGGTTCGGGTAAACTCATTATTAGGTTCGAATATATAAAAAATAGAAGCTTTCTTAGTGGGTCGTTCAAGTGCTAGGAACAATCTACGGACATTGATCCGATCGAACGAACTAGGCTTTTTACTCATAGTTTTTTGCCCAAAGATTGCCATACCCTGAGATGGGCTGAATAGAACTGGGTTAATATTACTCTTATATAGTTCATCCCGTTGTTTTTGATTCGGGGTGATTGCGATATTTACGACATTGCCGCTTACAAGCCCTCTGGTGTAACCAGCGGGGGCGGACCATGGGAATTCGGCAGCATCATTACGTGCATATGTCGCACCAGCAACGGATGAGAATGGTACCCAAATTTTATCTCCAAGGAATTCATCATATACTTGCGCCCAGTTTGCATATGTAGCAGCATATGACGTGTTTTCAAATGAGAATTGGTGTCTCATCGCCCAATATATATGCTGTTGAAAATTCTTGGATCTATCAGATAACACTTTAGTATTTTTACCAGTGACCATAATCTGACGAATCGGATCAGCGATAAATATACAATCACCCCGACCACCAGTATTACTTGGAAGATTACAGAAGTTTTCAAATGCGTTGAATATCACACTATAATTAGCTCTGGTGTCTTCCCCCACAGCATCTAGGACATTTGAAGTTCTCAGCTTATCCAATGTCGCACTCATCGCCGTCGTATATAGTGTGTCGTCGTAATAGCTTGTGCTAAGTGACCCGGACCCAGTCGAAGATAGAAGGTTGGTCATTACGTGCATAGTTCCTAACCCTGCTTCGACGACCACATCGATATCATAAATTTCATCATTCTTGACAGATTCCAATGCTCGTTCAAGTTTACTTGGAATAGATCCAAGAACTTTAGATGTTACTTGAGCATCGGAATATGTTCCAACTGGATATAGATTATCCGCATACTGGAGATCGGCCACCAGTGTTGAATATGCGCCAGCGGCGATACCAGTCACAGTTGATGGCTGAGCTGATAGAGACTGAGTGAGAACTCGGATTTTCTTTTTAGGAATTCCAGATGCATCTACCGCAGATGAACCAAACTTATTAGACATATATGGATTGATAAGAATTTCAACATTCCGATCACCAGTATCCATACTTTCGAGGAAGAACGATGTTTGAGGGCCACCTGTAGGGTTTACGCGTTTACGGTAAGTGTCAATAGATCCGGTTATTTTACCGTCCAACACGTAATCAATCTTATATGCTTCAGTTGCATATAGACTTTTACGAAGTTTAAACACTCCGATATTGAGGAGATCATCATCTCCACGACCATCGATGTTGTAATCTGTAAGTCCTTCAAGAATTTGGGATATGCTATTTTGAACACCTCCAAGATTTCTTGAAGATAGTGAGAAATCTAATGTTCCGTTCGGAATTGTGGTGTAATTTACTGTAGTGTTTAATACTGGAACCCCGGTAAACTTACTACGAATACCTACAGTCTTCGCGCCACCAATTGCATCGAAATCAGAAGCTGGATTGATATTGGTATTATCGCAAATACCGACATAATAACCCTCGAATTGGCTATTGATGGTCGTTTGGGCTTTATTGAGAATGATGACACCAGCCTTGCCCAACTGCTCGGTGGCAGAAAGTCCGGTATATGACACCGCGCTCGGAGACCAAGTAAATAGTGATCCTGCTTGAGCGTCATTATATTCATTTTCGGTCAATGTTACGTGAATCGGACTACCCAACACATACGTTCCAGATAGTTGTTCTAAATTAGTGGTAACTGCTGATAGGACACCGCCAACATCAGCTTTAACGAAATTGACAGGGTATACCAATGCGGAATATTCAGAACCAAATCCTGAACCAGCATTTTCACCGTAAGGAAGCCTAAAACTGTAGATATTTGCGGGGGAATTTAATAATTCTCTAATACCATGATGAAAATATCTTTCGGCGGAGTTTGTGGGTGGACCGTAGATTGATAGTAGTTCGTCTTTGGTGGTTATATGCAATGTCTCGTCAGTCGGGCCGCTTTGGGCGTATCCTGCGATGAAAATATTAGTACCCACCGATTGGGGGGCTATTAAAGATAAATCCCGCTCGACTATTTGGACAGATGGGCTGTTATTGATTCTTGTTGCCATATTATCTATTTAATCATTTTAATATACCAATTTAAAATGATCATCCTCACAGTGACATTCAATTCGATTATATATCATATCCAATCGAATGATCCACCATGATTTGCGAGTGAAAGCCTCTTTAGCCTAGCGGTAGTTCACATTAGTTCACAATAACTCTACGTGAAGTTGGGAGAATAAAAAGTCGAAGCCACTCGTCAATTCAACACCTTCAGAACCTTTCTGTTGATACGTGATTTTTTTTAAGCTCGTTGGAAATGCTTTAGTATAAGTAAACTTAATTTTCTTAGTTGCAAATTCATCAAGCCCATATATAGTAATATTTGTCTGATAATCATTAAAATTGCCATCAACGGGAATATTACCTTGATTATACACTCCAGTTTTTTGATCGTGTAGTAGATTCAACCAAGAATAAATCACCCAATAATTATCGTATCCATTATCAATGACAAAATCGATACTAATTGGAGGGTAAGAATCCTTACTAAATGATGATTGGTATAAATTAGATCCCGCAAATCTAGTCTCGACACCTTTCACGGTGATATCGGGGACGACACTTCCGAAAATCGAAAATTGAACAGAATCTGGATTTATATGTGCATGATCCCTCTGATATGTGGACATTGAAGATTTTAATATCGGCGGTATATCAAATACGAGAAGGAACTTATCCTCTCTCGCTTTGTTGAGATACGATGACTTTGTCACTACATCATTCATACCACTATTTAATGGAACCAGCGATTCATCGCGTCGTGAGATTCCTGTGACATGGTTCTACTCGGATCTACGAATGATGATTGACCATTGAGATGTTGCCAACCATCAGCCATCAATCCGGCCATTTCATCATCAAACTCTCCGAAGGCTCCGAATGCCATAGGTGATAGATTAGAGTTTTCAATCTTATTGACTTGTTCGTTTGTATATATAGAAGTTGGATTTTCGAAGTATTTCACCCCGAAATCATATGGTGATATCTTCAAAGGTTTGCCATAATCATCTAACTCGTCCAACTCGAAATATATTTCGGTTATTTCATTGAATAAAATCATCAATGCCCACACAAAAGCCATGACTCGGTCATCATGTTTCCCGCCTTTGGCTTTCCATGTGCCATTTGGATATCTTACGAAGGTTTTAAACTCATTTAAAGTGTGGATACTTCTAAATGTCACATTCCGCATCTCGTTGATGAAATAACGCTGGTTTAAAATAGCCGCGTGTTTAGTATTTGTGTGTGATAATATTCCGAATTGTTGAGTTTTATGCGCTTTCTTAGCACCCCAAGAAACAATTTTTTCATAAGCGAAGTCCATAGCTAATCTATCACAAACTTGACCACCTTGATTATTTCTCTCGATCAATGCTAAAGGACTTCCCCAGTTTAAAAGAATATCATATAATTTATTAGAAAATTCGGCAGGTGCTATTTGGTTGTTATGATATTCCGCTACTTGTTTAATATCTTTTAAATCTGTGATATCCAACATCTGTATAACCGAAGCATCTCCCCCAACACCTTCCGAAACATCGACTCCAGCAACATATAGTCTGCTTGGATCGGGATCTTCCCATATTTTATAATGCCCTTCATCTAATAAGTGCTTGGGTTCAAAACATTGTTTTTTAAGTTCGTCGAAAAGTTCGACATCTATAGCAGATGTCCCATCATCGGTGAAATAACATTCATATTCCACCTTAAATGATTCATATGAACCCAATTTGGCTATTTCTACACGCTTCCATTCTTCATCGCGTCCGGGAATTTCTGTCCACATGACTTCTTCAGCATGGAACCCATTCCAATCATCGGTCCCAACCTTTGTTGCGCCATCATAATATTTGAAAAAAACATTATTCTTTCCTTTGGGGGTTGATGTTATAAGAATTCTAGAGGTTTTCGCTCTGGAAATTGTGGGTATGACTGACTTCATGAAGTCTTCGACTATACTTTCTGGCTCGATGAATGCAAGTTCATCTAATAGAAGGAGCTGAATTGCCTGACCTCGGGCGGCTGAACCTGTTGTCGTGGAAATGCCTATAACACTACCGTTAGCGAATTCTGAGCTTTCTTGTCCCCAAGTAATAACAGCGGGTTTTAACCACGTCGGTAGCTCTTGATACGCTAATTTAACCCGCTTAAATATCATTTTAGCAGTATCTTCTTTGTTTGCCACGATGACAGTATTTTTATAATCATGAAAACATGTAAACCATAATGCTAATATAGTAAGGCAAGTCGTATTGTGTGATAGTATCCCGTTAGTATAAATTCTATGGTCTGTGCTGTCAACGGTGGCATCATACATATGCTCGACTCGATCTGTTTTAATTATGGATCGAATTTTTTCTAATCCATTCTCTGTCCAGATTAAATCTCCTAATTTTAAATTCTTACAAAATATTTCTTCACGGTCATTATTTTTAAATAAAATGTGGTCATCTGCACACTCTAATTCAAAATTTTCAGTTTTCACCGCCCAAACGTCATATTCAACTGTTTTATGAAAATGCGTCAGATCATGCCATCCGGTATCTGTCCAGATTTCATAATCCTTGATATCATATGTTTCTATTAATTTCGATTGATGTTTCAGTATTGTATATGATGAATGGTTCACCATCAGATAAAAATCTAAAGCATTAACATCTTCTATTTTTCCAGTTTGTTTATTTTTAACCTTAATATATGTATTTTTAGAAAAGCATTTTCCACTTTGGCGACTCGACAAAACTATATTGAATCTATTTTCTTCGAATGCCTTCAATAACCTCAATTGATAAGGAAGAAGTGGTATCAACATTTTACCCAAATCGGGTTCTACTATATAAAAGTAATTTTGAGCAAAATAAGTGATAGAATTTTTACACTTCTCCATCTCATCTACCATCTCTGGGGTATATTCAAACTTTGCTTCTGATGAAGGTAAGTTTGGATTACCCAAATACATCTCTCTTTTAGAGAGCTTAGGTTCCTTTATTTTAGCTGGTCTACCCATAATTACCTATTTAAGTTAAATAGTTGTATGATAGTGAGAGATAGTCTAAAACTAGGTGATATTTACGGAAAAATGCTTAATACGGTGAAAACTATTAAGGAATCCAAAGAACCCAAAACCTTTAATGGGGAATTTCACAATAAAAAACAAAAGGATGGTCCAGAAAATGCAGACGGTTATAATAAAGCCGAAAATAAAGCATCTAAAGAGGAAGATGAAGAAGATGATGTCTCCAAATACCTCCCAAAGAAAAAGAAGGAATTTTCTAAAAAAGTCGAAAATGAAGAATTCGACAATATGGAAGAGGATGAAGAAGTGAACGATGATTCGGAAGATGATATTGAAGACGAAGATGATAATTCAGATGAAGAAGATGAAGAAATTTTAGAATCTAAGAAAATTGCAACGAAGACGCTAAATAAGCATATGAGCAAATCAGCTTTCGATAAACTATTCAATAAAGTTCTCAAAGAAAACTTCGGCCAACCACAAGAAGGCGATGATCTCGATGCCCTCGGTCTTGATGACTCCACCCCAGACGCAGATTTTGGAGACGATGAAGATTTTGGAGGAGAAGATGATGATGGTGATACCGTCACAGTAACCCTTGATCGTGCCACCGCGCAAGCTCTCGTAGATGTCCTACGGGGTGTTTTAGGGGAAGATGAAGATGATACTGGCGAAGGAGATGATGAGCTAGATTTCGGCGGAGAAGATGATGACATGGACTTCGAAGAAGACGAAGAAACTCAAGGAACCAAACCAGCACCAGACAAGAAAGCTGCATTCCAAGCCAAATCTAATAAAGTCGGGGGCAAGGCCAATCCAAAAGGTGGTAGCCAAGCTAAAACTGATGTGACCGACGACACGAAGACTACTAATACCGCACCGCCAATTACGGCACTGCAAGGCAAGTCTAATCAAGTTCCCGGCTCTACCCTGAAGGCTAAACAGGACTACTTCCGTTAATCAATAATTAAAATTCAACAATCAAAAAAGCCTGCCTAAACAGCAGGCTTTTTTGTTATATATGTTAAATATTATAAGTGAAATCATTTAAAGAATTTTTCGAGGACTATATTTTAAATGAATATGCCCATAACAATGCTGATGGAACGCCGAAACAGACTTTGAAGGCGCATAACGGTAAGGGTGGGGGTGCTAATATAGGGTTAGATGCGAAATATCAGCATACTGTGGGACCGTATAAGAAAAAGGTCAAAAAACTCGACGTTTTGGGTAGTCTTTTAACATTTCCAGAACTCGAAGAAGCGGGTATCAAAGACATTATGAGTATGGAACTCCCAGCAGTTTTTAAAAACGTTAAAAACAGTAGGGCGGATATCCAAGTGTTTGTAAATAAAGATGGGATGATTGTGGGTAAAGTTATTAGAGCATCTCCCGGATTAGGTAAATGATCTAAATATATACATGGGATGTTCGTCAACACCACTTTCTTGTCTTGATCCAGTGAATATATTTGCCGGGGTATATAATCCTCGTTGTGGGGGATTTGCAGACCCGAGTAATTTTCAAGCAGAAAGAGCTATTTTTAAAAGCACATACGGCGAACTCATCCAAAATTATGGTGTCGAATTGAATTATTATATCAATGGATTCAATTTATCAGCCATGAATGTCCTATATGGGGAACATCCAACCCAAGAATACTCGGAACCATTCATTATCAAGGCTTATTTAGAATTGGAAGAAAGTATATCACTATCGCGTTGGGGGATCGATTCGGATGATGAATTAACTGCCTATGTATCAATACAGAACTTCACCGATGTTATGACTCCTATCGCATCTGCATTCTATATGGAAAACGGTCAAAGGATTGAGCCTAAATCAGATGATTTAATGGAGATAACATCTCTAGGATGTGATAGACCCGGAAATAGAGGATCGAAAATATATAAAATTTCTGAGGTGTTGGACCAGAATGTGAGCGGAGGAATGAACCCAATGATGGGGCATTACGTGTATCGTATTATCGCTAAACGTTATGAGTATGATGGTTCCACCAATGCTCCAGAGGAAATGGGCAATGATCAGGTGTATGACAACAATTTCTCTGGTAAACTGTCATCCGTGTTATTCCCAACACTAACCGCCGATTCTAAGGTATATCCATTCGATATTGATACCATATCTAAAGAACAGGTTTACGATATGTCTAAAAATGATAATTCTATTTATGGTGAATATTATTGATTTATCAGATCAAGCGATTGGTATAAAACATCCATGCTCATATGTTTGAAGGTGTCATTGTCGATATCATCGATCGTCGTAGTCGTTTTCGGATTATTAAAATCTATTATCGCTCCAAGTATAGTGTCATCATATTTTTCAACATATTCAAAAAATACATAATATTTTTCGATATCGGGAACGTCGATGGTATTTGGTAATACTAAAGGCCAACCCCAATCTGGACTATATGAGGATAACGGGTATGTTGCAGATAAAGGTTGATATGTGTTTAGTAGCGTATATACATTGGAAAATTTTTCCAATGCTACAATTGGAATGTCTGAATCGACAGTATATGTCATATGGTCGATTTTATTTCCAATATTAACACCATATTCTTCTTTGGTGGATCTTCCTCTAGTATCGAAATTTTCTCTAAATTTATTTGGAGTCCCTATAAGTTTGAACTTATCTATCGACCCCAAATTAACCAATCTTTTGAGTTTCTCTGGATATATATATCGCTCTTCACCTTTATCATTAAATCCAATGAAATCCCCCAAAGAATCTAAAAACTCTAATTCGCATGTATCCACATCTTGAATATTTTGAGTAAAATTTGCAGTTTTTTCATACAGTTTGATACCGATGGATTCATGGTCAGATTCTAAATCACCAAATGCACCACCTAGGAAATTTTCAAATAATACATTTTTATCCAACAACGTTTCTTGAAATCTCAAGTCCATCAATGTCATCTGTGGATTGAAATCTTCATTTATTTTCCACATATCATAATAATTTTTCGAAAAGACGTTGAATTTATTAGACCATGCGTTTAAATTATATACTGTTGATTGATCATTAGTAAACGAACCGAATACTCTAATACGAACATCTTCTAAATAATCCCTGTCTAACTGCGGAAACACTATATATCCCCTAAACGATCCACCATGATCATAACTCGACAAACTATCATTTAGAGATGATAGTTGATAGTCGGTATCTTTCATCCCCACGGTGTCCTCAGTATATATAAAATATTCATTATCATATACCATAGAATTATCATCATATAATAATGCACTATTATATACATCGGTCTTGACACGTATCGAAATATCCAATGCTGATAATTGAATCCTAGGAAAATTTTTAACTGATGTATTTACAGAATCTTTTATTTTGATAACAAATGGGATTTTACTATCAAAGAATTTAATATCTGATATATTGAACGATGAAATCGGGTAATATTCACCGTCTAATCCTGATGATGTAATTGATAGATCACGGATATCGTCATTTTCGATTATATCATACATTAATGTCATGCCTAATGTGTTTAAGCATTGGGTATCGACATATCCATCTCTTATATGCGTTTTATTACTCGTTTTATCAAACTTAAATTCTATCTCCGCATTGTCTACTAGACTGTCATCCTTGATGTATATCGATTTCGATGCTGACATTCCGACGAAAGTGGACCCCACATCATTTTTATTACAATATACTATATGGTTATTGTGTATTTTCGCATATAATTCAATCGGATCGAAATCTAATTTCGGTAAAGGTTTAAATTGATAATGTCTTACATTAAAATTATATATTTTCTCATATAAACTATTAGTTTTTTCTAAATGTGAAAATTTATTATTTTTCACATTCCAATAATTCACACTATTAGATCCTTTGATATTATAATATATAGATGATGCTGTTTGATAATTGGGATAATAAGCATTCACTACTATTTCATCGGAAAACTGTCCATTTTTTATAGTTATATTTGGGGATGTATAGTCTGTTAATATTTCAAATGTGAAAGGGATGAAATTGTATACCTCTATATGTTTAGTGTAAGAAGATATCATCACATTAGTGTCGCAGTCATATATCATCAATGACACATTATAAATTCCGGGAAACTTATAAGTTTTGAATGCTGACATGTTTCTGGATGTCGTATCATCTCCGAAATCCCACACTACTCGATGGGAGAACTCTTCAGGTAGATCTGGTACAAATAGTAATGGAGTTATATTTATACTATATGTCGATAACGACTCGGTATTAGTATAATCTAATGCTCGGAATGCTATATCGATTATTTTACTCATCTATTACTTGGATTCTATTGGATATAGTTAATGGGTTATATATATATGGGAATTTATAATAAGGTAATGTAATCGTTTGATTGACTATTGTTTCATCTACATCCTCAAATAATGGGTTCCACATTATAAATGATACACCATTGAAATATGTGTTTTCTATTACATTATGGGTTCTAATATTTCTAACGCCTGCTATCTTAGCTATTTTAGCTGATATTTCAGACATATTTATTATTTGGCCCAATGTTACATTTTTAGGGGTGAAATAATCCAATATTATATCGACTATGTTGCGCTTTATAGTTTCTTTATTGATATTATCATTTTTATTTCTGGTCACTACGAGTTTGCAATCATTATAAATATTTTTAGTCGGAGTGTTTATAGTCGTCCCAAAATCTAACGCCATATATATCGGATCTCTAGGGACGATCGAATTATTAATCATTTTTTTATCCTTTGTTATATCTCTCATCAACGTTTTGAAGTTGTTACTTATAAACGATGGGTATTCGCCATCAGTTAGTATGGAGAATCTAGGGACACAGAAAATATTTATATTGTTGAAATCGCAAGAGTCCGCAAAATTCACTTGGTTTAATATAACTCGATTTACTTTATTCGGATCTATACAAATTTCATAAAAATAATTAATATACCCATTTATAAACGATGTATTATCCACGACTTTAACATCGTTTAATACGTTAGGTATAGTTTTTTTCAAAAATCTTTCATAATCCGATTCGGTGACTAACCGGAGTTGATTCGATAAAAATACTGGGCTATTTTCTCTAATTTGTTCGACAGTCTCCCCTTCTCTAATCACCGTCGAATTTGACGGGTTTGAAAAGGTTAAGTATGATCTATTGGTATCTGTTATTTTAGATGAATTAGACCCCTCATTGATCTGGGCATATATTTCATTGAATTTTAAGCTATTGTATGTAAATAATTTATTACCGTTTATAGCGTTTTTGGATATCTGTCCTTTATCACCATCACTTAAAATATAAAAAATCTTCACAATGTCTCCATTGTCTAATTTTCTACCAAACACATTATTTCCAAATTTTACTTCATAGTGTCCATTTTCATTCAGTCTTATATTATATACTCTATCCGTTATTTTAGATAAAAATAGACTATCGACTTCATCATATTCTACCCACACCCCATCAGCTTGTTCTTTAACATATACGCTGATAGATCCTTGTGATATGAATTTAGTATCATTGCGGGATACTAAATTGTCTACCACAATGGGAAATGTATCATAATCTGCCCCCTCTGAGATATAATCTGGATATTCCCCGACAGTGCCTTGATGTAGGATTGATGTTTTCGATATACTATCAATAATTTCTATTTGATCTGTGGTTTTTTCGAATATTTGATCCGATATGAAGGTGTATTGTATACTATCCGATAGGAAATAACTGTATTTTTTAATAGTATAACTACCCGGCAATAAATTCCTCGAAGATACACAATCAATGGAAATTAATGATGTTTGTTTACCTGTCGGACTGTAACCGATCAATTTGACAATCCTATTCATGTTTTCATAAATGCTGGTTTGTGAAAATGATGATTCAGACGATGTTTGGTTTAAATAAAACATCAATACGTGGGTATAATATGCTAATATATCCAACAATGATGATATATTAGATCCCTCATAATTTTGATCCGTAAATTTTCCACTTTCATTTAATCTTTCTATTATAAAAGACTTCAACGATGTCGCATCGAAATTGGCATATGCGTTGGAAGGTAGATTATATTCTGGGGTGTTTGCCATCTAGATTATTTAATCACAAAATCAGTTGATTGATTATGATGATTATTTTTTATTCAAAACGGTGAGACCAAACCCCCTAGGTCTTTAGCCTAGGGGATGGCTCGAACAAAACAATTTTTAATTTTTTATAAAAAGTTATAACTAAAAGACTAAATAATAGTGACCTGAATGAGGTCCATATCATTCACTCGCCGGAACGGCGTTTTACGAACGTGGAGGGAAAAGCTCTGGATGGTCATAGTAATATTGCTGTTGAAACT